TTCGTAATGTTAAATAACGATGACATGTCATCAGAAATGTTCCAACTATATACAGATGATAACGGATACGAACTGGGATTTAAATCAGGCGGTTACAATCTGAGATATTCAGAAGATAAAGTGCTTGCCACATATAGGATTGAATTTTAATGGCTACTATAACATTACGAGAAACAAAAGGAAGTCCTTTATCTTTCGCAGAGATGGATGGGAATCTTACTAATCTTAATAACGATAAGTTAGAGGTTATTGATAACCTTAATGTTACTGGCGCTATGGATGCTAATGCCGATTACATTGCTATATACGATGCAAGCACTAGCCAGAATAAAAAGATTCTTGCTAATGATACAACTTTTTTTAATAGGTCATTAGTAATTAAAGTCATTGCAGACGTTCTTCCCACTTATGTTGGGGATGGGATAGCGAGGATTGTTCTTCCCTCAAACTTTGAAGGTCTAAATTTAAAATCAATTGGTGGTCATGTATACACTACCGGAGCAGGCTCAACAACTAATATTCAGGTTCATAATGAAAGCAAAGGTCAGGATATGTTAAGTACATTGCTTACTATTGATGCGGGAGAGAATGACTCAAGCACTGCCGCTACGCCTGCTGTTATTAATACATCTACTGATAATGTAAACGACGGAAATGTTATTAGATTTGATATTGACCAGATTGGTTCTACAACTGCGGCTAATGGCCTTGAACTTAGATTGGAGTTTGGCACTTGAGCGGATTTAAGGGATATCCTCCCGCTGTACAAATACTTACCCCTGTTCCAGATATATTTGTTGCAGTAAACGCTGACCAAGAAGAAATTAGGGAAAATATAAAACATAATATTTCTCTTGGGCTACAACAGGTAACTCCTCACGAAACCCAATGGAATCGTGAGGTTTGTTTAGTGACAGGAGGCCCATCTTTAAAGGATACTTTTCACATTGTTGAGGAGCGAAAGAAAGATGGCGTTCCAATTATTACGGTAAATGGAACTTATAAGTATTGCATTGAAAGAGGGGTTGATCCTTCTGCCTTTGTAATGCTAGACAGCAGAGAGTTCAACCATAGATTTATTGATACAGTTAAAGATAATTGTAAATATCTTATAGCATCCCAGTGTCATCCTGAAGTATTTAAAAAACTTAAGGACAGGAATATTTGGTTGTGGCATTGCGATACTCAAGAAGAGAATATTGATCTTTTGCGAGATCAGTATGGGGAAGAGTACATAGATTTCTTTCCTATTATGGGAGGCTCTACAGTAACTCTAAGAGCGTTGCATTTACTTAGGATACTGGGCTTTCATAAGTTTGAAGTGTTTGGTTTTGATAGTTGCATTATGGATCATCACCACGCTTATGAACAGCCAGAGAATGACAAAGAGCAAGAGATAGATTTGGTTGTAGGTGGGAAGCAATTCAGATGTACTGTAGCCCATTATCATCAAGCAAAAGAGTTTATTCAGTTAGTTGGTGCTACTGGATCAAACTATGACCTTATAGTTCATGGTGATGGACTTATATCACACATTATTAAAAATCCAGAATCGTTAAAGGAGGCGGCTTAAATGGCGGCTACAGCATGGAGTTTTTACAATAGTTTCAGAGAGTATCTAGGCAACGGACAGTTTGACCTAGACGGCACTGGGACTGGGTTTTACATGGCCCTTCATACAAGCGCGGCTAGTGCTAATGTTAATAACGTAGCATTATCTACACAAGCCTCTCTTGCAAACGAAGTGGCTAATGGAAATGGTTACGCTACAGGCGGTAAATCAGTTACTGCTCGTACATGGGCATCTGCCGCTACGAACAAGTATCGGTTTGATTCCACTGCTTGTGTATGGACTGCTACTGGCGGCGATGTTGATAACGTCAAGTATGCCGTGCTTTACCAAGCAGGAGGTAAGTTGGTATGTTGGTCACGACTTACAACCTCTCAGTTTAATCTTACCCAAAACAATACACTTACCGTTACGCCAAGTGCTAACGGTATTTTTGAACTTACGTAGGAGGAATCATGGCATTAGAAACTGCTTCATGGGTAACTCAATTAGTTGATACAAACCCCACTGCATCTGACCCTGTTAGTGCGGGCGATGATCATCTCCGAATGGTCAAAACAGTTTTAAAAAACAGTTTTCCTTCTTCCTCGACTGCCGCTATTGTTCCTAACGTATCTGGACAGTCGGGTAAATATTTAACCAACGATGGCACTGACACTTCATGGGGAACCGTGGCTAGTCCCGGTTTTGCAGTTGCTATGGCTATTGCTTTATAGGGGATTATAATGGCACAGGATTTTGAACGAGCATCTGCGTCAGCCGTAGGTACAAGCGAAACAACTTTGCTAACAAGTAATTCTGACGATGCTCTCATCGGAATTCGTGTTACCAATATTTTGTCTTCCGCTGTTACGTGTGATTGCTACATCGACAAAACAGGATCAGGAACTGATTATCATATCTGCAAAGGTCTGAGCATTCCGCCTAACTCTTCAGTAGAACTGATTCAGGGCGGCGCAAAGATTGTTATACAGAATACTGACATCCTACATATCAAATCAGACACAGGCTCGGCGCTTGATGTTTGGGTTTCTTATGTAGACAGCATTTCTACGTAGGGGGAATCATGGCTGAAGTAGTTAATGGAAACCAATACATAGGTCAGGAACCCGCAAAGGATGGGTTCTTCATTCATCAGGCTACTGTTGATGGAGATCATACCATCGAATCAGCCGTGCTTGCAGGGCCAGTTACTCTGACAGGAACAGTCACTGTAACTGGTACATTGGTGGTTGTATGAGTACCTTAAACGTAAACGCAATCGACAAAGAGAGCGGTTCCACGCTGACTCTCGGAACTAGCGGAACAACCGTAGACATCCCATCCGGCGCAACGCTAGACGTTACTGGCGCAACTTTTTCTGGATGGTACGAAACCGGAACATGGACTCCAGTGTTTGCTGGTAGTGGTACTGCTGGGTCTTTTACCTACACCGCTCAAATAGGTCACTATACAAAAATAGGCAACGTGGTGGTTGCTCAGTTTAGGGTTTCAATAAGTGCGATAAGTGTTGCTGCTGCTGGTTACTTGTATATACAGGGGCTTCCAGAAAATGCGTATGAATATCCGGGTATAACATTTTCTTCTATAGTTGGATTTACGTCTGGTGATACTCCATCAGGGGGCTATATACAAAATGCCACCAACTATATGCAGTTAATGAGGTATGTCTCTGATGATCCAAGGGATGGTTGGAATACACATTGTGGTGGTTCTGCCCTAACAGCAACATCCAGCATTTCTGGGTCAATAATTTACAGGACATCAGCATGACATTCGACCATTGCGAAAAGAGTGGAGTGGGTAATTCAATCCATGTTAGAGAGGTTGATGCTGACGGAGCGTTTCATCGGCGCGTGATCCACCCAACAGATGACGTTAGCAACGAAGCAGACCCAATTAAGACGTTAGCGTCGAATCTATTTACAGAAGAAGCCAAAACAGAATGGGCGAGGATCACTGATCCGGAGTATCAACCATGAGCAGTGAACTAAAAACCAACAAGATCAGCCCTGCTACAGGGACAGCATTTACGCTAGGAGACTCTGGCGATACGTTCACTATTCCATCAGGCGCGCAGGTTGGTGTTGGCGTTTCACCCGCATGGGATTTCCACGTTGAAACTTCAGTGGATTCAAATTATGTGGCAGAGTTTGAAAACACCAGTACAACTTCACCACAGGTACTTCAGTTACGTTTTGGGGGGTCTGCACCAGACGACAACACCAGTAAGTTTTTGAATTGCGGAGATACAGCGGCGACACGCTTGATTATTTATTCTGATGGCGATGTCGTTAATGCGGATAACAGTTACGGGGGAATTTCGGATGCTTCTTTAAAGCAAGGAATCACGGATTCTGGTTCGCAGTGGGATGATATTAAAAATCTGAAAATCAGGAAATTTTCCTTCAAAGCAGACGCTAACGCAGAACAAAAAATCGGTGTTGTAGCGCAGGAGGTTGAGAGCGTTTGCCCACACCTTGTTTATGAAGATGACGGAATCAAGGGTGTGAAATATTCAATTCTTTACATGAAAGCGGTAAAAGCCCTACAGGAAGCAATGGAGCGTATTGAATCGCTTGAGGCAATCGTTAAGGAGGCGCATCCTAAATGAGCGAAGTAAAAGTAAATAAAGTTTCCCCACGTTCTGGAACTGATATAACGCTTGGTGATTCTGGAGATACATTCACAATTCCATCAGGCGCGACTCTTGCAGTAGCATCAGGTGCAACTATCTCAAACAGCGGTACTGCTACTGGGTTTGGCAAAGTGTTGCAAGTTGTAAATGGATCAGGTGGAGGTAGCAACAGCACTACAAGCAATTCTTATGTAACAACTGGTCATTCAATAAGCATAACTCCCTCAAGTACATCTAGTTACATTGTTATTGATTATTGGATTCCAAATCAATCGTCATCCACAGGCGCTGGTCCTAAGTTTGCTCTCTATAAAGATGGCTCTTTGTTAAAAGATTGGTCAACAAATTATGCAGGTTATGGAATAACTTATAACCATCACACGTTGACTCACTACCATAACCCCGCAACAACCAGTGCAATTACTTATACAACTTATTTTGGCGTATATGGGTCGGCTACAGTTTATATAGGAGCAATAGGTGGTATGACATGGTATTTGCGAGCAACGGAGATCGAAGGATGAACCACGACGCAATTAGAAATATTAATCCTTCTGTCGTTACCATTCGTGGCGATGTTGCTTACGATGCAAATGAGCAAGTTATCGAAATAGACCAAGCCGCATACGACGCAGAGGTAGCAAGGCTAGAATCAGAACACGCCGCCACCCAATACCAACGTGACCGCAAAGCCGAATACCCATCCATTGACGAACTTATAGTCGCTCTTTGGGAAGGAGTGGTCGAGGAACGCATGGCATCTGTCACGGCACTTGAGATTTTACGTCAGGCGGTAAAGATCAAGTTCCCGAAATGAAAGCACTTCACGTTAGATATATCTAATGTCCACATGGGCGGCTAATACATATAACTGGGACACTATTCCATATGCATGGGATGATCAGTTATTCTATCCTGCCGCCTCTTCTCTAGCATTATCTGGACAAATCCCTGTATCAAAGCATGGGCATATATCATACCCAAGTTATGTAACCCTAACAATGGGAGGGTTTGTCCCTACGATGGATGTGTCTTACGCTCCATCTATAGGGGTTGGAACTCTATCCATCTCAGGCAGTTCTCCTGTATTTGCTAAAGGAGTATTTACAACCATACCGCAGGGTACTCTGACATTTGACATGATAAAATGGTCAGGTATGTCTGCAACTTGGACAGCGGTAACAGGCAATTGGAATACATACGGCAGGTCTCCAACAGTTGGGCAAACCCATTCGTATGATCCAGAAACAGGGATATTCACTATTACAGGCCGCGATTTAGTGGTAGTAAGAAAGGACCCATCTTGGAAACCAACAGTATGGATAATATAAAAAGAGAAAAGAAATTCAGTTGGTCTGAAATGTGTTACAAAGCGGACCCACATCTTAAT